GAGCGCGTGCGCGACCGCAAGGGTCGCTACACCTAAAAGGAGAAGTTTTCTTATGGCGACCTACCAGCTTTTGCGCTGCCTGATCGCGCTGGGTGGAGACAAAGACAACGTCGTGTCCCGGGACCGGGGGCGCCCCGTCACCTACCCCGAACTGCCGATCCTGCTCCACCTGCACGGCGAAGACGCGGTGGTCGACATCGCCGTGGTCGGGACGTGTGAAATGTCCGGCGACGAGATGCTGATGCGGGTGCGCCAAATCTACGGCGACGATGCGGTCAAAGCCGTTTATCCGGGCACGCGTCCGCGGCTGCCCGTGGGCGACCCCGGCCTGCCGCTGTGCACGCGCCCCGTCTTCGTGGCGCCACCCACCCGGCCGGCGAACCCCGACCCGGTCCTGCGCCCGATCGACGCGCTGGCGCCGGCCCCTGGGACCGAAATCATCCAGCACGAACTGGCGGCGGAAAGCGAACCCACCGACGAGGAAATCCTCCGCAACATCCAGGCCGAGCCGGATGCAGACCTGCTCGACGAGTTCGAGTTGCCCAGCGAGAACGATGACCGCGTCGACCTGGCTGCTGCGTTGCGGCTTGCGGTTCCCCCGGGTGCCCCCGGTCCCGGGACACGCCCGAAGGTGAGTGACCAGCCGCAGACGCGCGTGGATTTCCGAGGACAGGCACGCCAGGCGCGTGAGCCGCTTGCGCACCTGCCCGACGTGTCGGGCGACAAGGTGCGGCAGCCTACGCGGCAAGGCGGCCATGATCATGACCGCCCCAGGGGGTAAACCGTGGCGAAGCAGCTGCGTGAATTGCTGAGCGACCTGCGGTCCGAGTTGGGGCACTCGACCAATGTCGCGTTCGGCATCAACGATCGCGACACGCTGCTTTACTACCTGAACCGCACGCAGCAGGACCTGTATCGGGACTACGACTGGCCGCAACTCATCGTCGACCGCGACGTTCATCTGGCCAATGGCCAGCGTTATTATCCCTATCCTGTCGATCTCGCGTTCGAGGACATCGGCAACATCTGGGTGCTGATCAACACCGTCTACAATGAACTGGCTTACGGTATCGGCCCCTACGAGATGGTGCTGTGGAACTCGGACACCGGGTTCAAATCCTGGCCCACCCAGAAATGGATGCACCACGCCGACGACAATACGTTCGAGTTGTGGCCGATCCCTGATGGCAACGCCGCCTCCACCAACGCGATCGTGCGGCTGCGGGGGACCAAGACCGTGCCTTGGATGGTCAACGACAGCGATGTGTGCGTGCTGCCCGACCATTTGATCGTCATCTACTCCGCGGTCGAGCTGCTGCGGCGGGACAACGCGAAGGACGCCGACGCCAAACAGCTTCGCGCGGCCGAACTGATGCGCCGGCACCGGGTGCGGCAGTCGACGCACAAGCGCACGCGGCCGATGGCGATCGGCGCCGGCGGTGGCGACGCGCAGAGCCGCCCCGGCGCGCAGCCCGTGCTGGGTCTGGATTACATCCCTCCGGGTTACGGTAACGGCCCTAACAGGGGGTCGTGATGCCCGATGCCGGCGTCTTCACGATCAGTGACTTCCTGGGTGGGCTGGACACGCGCAAGACCGCGCTGACGGCGCCCTCGGGCACGCTGCGCATTCTTGAGAACGCCGTGCTCAACCCCGGCGGCGAAATCGAGAAGCGACTGGCGTTCGTGCCGGTGGCGACGCTCACTTTCGACCAGTATATTTTCGGGCAGGGGGACAGCCTGCACACGTTCCGCTGGGAACTGGCCCCCGCCATCACGCCCGGGACATGTCCCGTGCCGATCGTCGGGCACACGCTCACCGGCGCGCTGGGCGGCGATCCCGTCATCCAGGATGTCGAAGCCTACACCGGCAAGTTCCAGGTCTCGATGGTCGACGGGGTGACCGGCGAGAGCGCCGTGTTCTGGGACGGGTTCCGGCTGATCGACACCGGCCCCGGTGGCCTCCCCGCCTTCGGCAGCTACTCGCGCACGTTCCGCTCCAAGATGTATCGCATCGACGGCGAGTTCCTGCGCTTCTCGGGCATCGGCGATCCCGGCGTGCTCGATCCGGCCGCGCCCGCGCCGAACAACGGCGCCGGCTTCATCAATATCGCCGAGCAGGACCCTGACGCCGAGGAGCTTCAGGGGATGGAAATCTACTACAGCAGCATGGCGATCCTCTCGCGTCTGCAAACCACGATCTGGGCGCTCGATCCCGATCCCACGAAATCCGCGATCCAGCAGACCTTGCGCATCGGCACTGTGGCGCCGCACTCGATCCTGCAATTCGGGACCGGCGACGTGCTGTTCCTGTCCGACAGCGGCGTGCGCAGCCTGCACGCGCAGACGATGAACCTCTCGGCGTCGGTCACGGACGTCGGTTCGGCGATCGACCCGATTTTGATCCCGATCATCCGCGACAACCCGGCCCTGGCCGCGAAGGCGCGGGCCACCATCCAGCCGATCCAGGGGCGTTACTGGCTGCACTTGAACAGTAAGATTTATGTCCTGTCCTACTTCCCGTCCTCGAAGATCACCGCGTGGAGCGTGTTCGATCCAGGCTTCGAGGTGCAGGAGTTCGCGGTCGTGCAGAACCGGGTTTTCGCGCGTGGTCCCGATGGCACGGTCTACCTTTACGGCGGTCCCACACTCAAAGAATATGATAGCTGCAAAGTAACAGTGCGCACGCCGCATCTGGCGATCGAAAGCCCCACCACCACCAAGCGGCTCAAGTCGATCGACGTCATGTGCGAGGGCAACTGGTCGCTCGCTGTTGGCATGCTGCCGAACAATCTCGAAGCGTTCGAGTTGGTGGCCAACCTCGCGGACAACACCTACGGCGAAAAGTCGATCCCCTTTGCCGGCGTCGGTTCGCACATCGCCATGCACATGGAGCACCAGGCACCGGGACCGGCCAAGCTCGCCGCTATCCACGTCAATCCTCAACTGGGCTGGACAAAGTAGGAAAATGGACATGCTGGGACTGATCCTGCTGGTGTTCTCGTTCGTGCTGGCGGTGTGCGCCGCCGCGAACTGGCCCGTCACGCCCAGGCCAAATCTCGGCTGGGCGGCGTTTGCGTTTTTCATTGCCTATCTGCTGTTCAGCCACGCCCCGGCCTTCAGGTAGCAAGTGACGAGCGTGATCACCGCGAAGGGACCACCGTTCGCCCGCGAGGAAGTCGCGCACATCGTGCGCAACCTGCGTGCGCGGGACCAGGCGGAAATCTACGCCCTGCGCTGGAACAACGACCCCGATCAGCTCACCGACGAACTGCTTACCGTTGCGCATGCGATGTGGCGCATCTTCTGCGTTGACGCCGAGCCGGCGGCGATGGCCGGCGTGATCCCAACCCGCCCCGGCGTCGTTTCCGCCGGGGCATTCGGGACCGAACTGTGGCCGCGTGTGGTGCGGCACGTCACCCGGTTTGCGCGCGACTGGTCGATCCCGCGTTTGTGCAAAGCTAACTGTCATCGGGCCGAGTGTTATGCCCTCGCCACCAACCACGACAGCCGCGGCTGGCTGATTTCGTTGGGGGCCGAAGAAGAAGCCTACCTGCGCGGTTATGGCCGCGATCAGCAGGATTTCATTCTTTATGCGTGGAGACTGCAAGATGTGCATGGGCGGCGGCGGGAAGTCGGGACCAAGCTACGGCATGTTTGCTGACCCGGCGGGCAACTGGCACTACGCTGAAGAAGGCATCCCCGGCGACTATCTGGCGCGCGGCGCAACCAGCGTGTCGCAGTATCAGACCATGGCCAGCCAGGACCTTTCCGACAAGCAGATCGCGGCGCAGAAGGAAATCGCCGACAAGCAGAACGCGTTCAACCAGCAGCAGTTCGATTATCAACAGCAGCAGCAGGCGCTGGCGCAGAAGCAGGCCGACGACGCGGCGGGGCGGCAGAGTGCCTACGACACCGGGCGGTCGCAGAACCTCGCCGAGGGCACCAAGTCGATCAACGATGCCTTTGCGCAGTTTAACGACAGTTATTTCAACAAGTATGCCCAGGACTACATGTCCCAGGCTGGCGATCAGGTCGGCTACCAGAAGGACCTCGCCACCAAGCGCAACGCCTTCGACATGGCGCGTTCGGGGTTGACCGAAAGTCAGGCTAACGCCAACCAGTTGGGGCTGATCGAGGAGACCGCCGGCCGCACGCTCGCCGACGAGACCAAGACTGCCCAGGGCGAAGCGAACACGCTGCGCACCAACGTCGCCGGCGAGAAGAACTCCTTGCTGGGACAGGTCCAGTCGTCCGAAAGCCTCGGCTCGCCGATTGCCGGCAACACGATGGATGACGTGAACCAAGCCCTGCAAACGCAAAAGAGCGCCATCTCCGGGATCAGCGGCAACGCCAACGACCTCGTGGCCTCGACCTCAGGCGTGCCGCAGGTGAGCACGCTGGGGGACATCTTCGGCGGCGTGCTGGGGAGCACCGGCAGCTACCTCGGCGGCGTGCAGGCGAACACGGCGCTGGGGCGCTACTACAGCGGTCTCGGCGGCGGGACCAACTCGGCAACAGGTCGGTGAGATAAGCCATGTGCATCGCAGCCGCTGCTATTCCTTACATTGCTGGGGCTGTCAGCGCCGCCGCCGCGGCCGGGGGCGCCGTCATGTCCTCGCAGGCATCGTCGCGCAACGCTAACGCGATCAGCGAACAGAACCGCGCCATGGAGACCGCCCAGAACCAGGGCTTCATGCAGCGCATGCTGGCCTCGAACGCGCAGACCGACGCGCAGCGCGCGACGATGGACCAGACCATGCAGGACAGGAACGCCGCCTTCACGCAGATGCGTGAGGGTCAGATGGGGGCGATGAAACGCCAGCAGGACGTGCTCGCCGCGGAGAACACCCAGGAAGACGCGCTCCGCGCGACGGGCGACCAGGCGGGGCAGCAGTTGCTGACGAGCACGAGCGGTCCCACGCTTGCCGCGGCGCAGGACAACTCCCGGGCGCAGGCGGCGGCGCTTCTCTCAAGTGCGACCGCCGCGCCGATCCTGGGACCGACAGGGACTGACCCCAACGCCGGGCAAGCCGAAACCAAGCAGGCCACCGCGCGACGGCTGGCCGAGGCGGCCACCAACATCCGCACCTACGGGGGCAAGGTTGCCAACGTGGAGAGCTATGCCCAGCCGGGACAGACGGTGTCGGACGCGATTGCCGCCAACCGGTTCGGCATCATGCCGGCGCAGACCGCCGAGCAGTTGCTCAAAGGTGGATCGGCCACGCGGCTCCTGCCCTCGCAGATCGAATACCAGGGCGCCACCAACGCCGGGACCGCGACCGACGCGCTGATCCAGTCGCGGGGACAAAGCGGTCTGGATGCTGCCGCGCTCTCCTACGGCAACGCCACCGACATCGCCAACCTGGGACAGCAGGACGCCAACACGATCGCCGCCAACCGGGCGAAGCAGCAGGAAGCCGACGCGGCCTATCAGGCGAGCCTGGGGAATTTGGTCACGGGTGTGGGCAACCTCGGTCTCTACGGGACCGGGTATCTCAGTGGTGGTCCCGACTGGCTGAAGAAGCTCCTGCCGGGGGGCAGCGGCGGGACCGGCAACCCCGCGGACATGGCGGCGACTAACATCAAGCTTTAACAAGGGACGCTAACCATGCCCTACACGCCCTTTGCCAACACCGACCAGGGTCTCGCTACTCTCGGCAAGGCGTTGTTCCCCGATCCCGCGGTGATCGCGCAGACCGGCTATTACGGCGCCGCGCAGCGCGAGAAGATGCTCTCAGGCAACAAGATCATGGGGGAGCAGGCGCTAACCAACAACTGGATACACAGGATCGACAGAAACGGCACGGTCCACTTCATGCCCGCGCCTCGTGGCTCGCCGGTCGGGGCGCCGCCGATCCCGGCGACCGACGAGGGCACGCCCATGGTGGGCGGCGGGACCTATGGAGCTTCACCGGGGGCATACGGTGCGCCCCCGCCCCCGCCCGCGCCTTCCCTGTCCGCAACGGTCACCCCCCAGGCGCCGCCATCGGGCGCGGCGGTGTCCGACTATATGAATACGCACCCGAACCCGGTGACCTCGGCGACGCCGCCCCCGCAGTCGTCCCCCGCACCGAACTCGGGAGCGCCGCCAGCGCCGAACACGACCGGATCGGACGGCAGCGTGCCGAGCAACGACGCTGGCGGCGCGGTCATCCACGCCGGCACCTTCCAGGCCCCGGGCGGGGGCATAAAAATGGCGCCCCCGGCGCAGGCGGATGGCTCGCCGGCCCCGGTTGCGTTCAACCCGACACTGATATCGGCGTTGGGTGCGGCAGGGGGCGTCAACCCGAACGCGCTGAACAGCACGATGGCCTCCTATATCGAGCGGGAAGGCAGACAGAGCGGTGTGATCGACGACTACACCGCTGACCGTCTATCAAGCGCGTTCGGCAACACGCAACCTCTGGCGTCGGCGACGACGATCAAAACCACCGGCATGACCAACGCCACGACACTTGCGCAAGAGAATATCAGGCAGGCCGGCGAGACCGGCCGCACTGCCATGACGATCCAGGGCAGCAAGGATGCTGCCGCGGCGCTGCCGTTCAAGTATCAGCCGAATGGTCCCGGGACAGAGGTCCTCACCACGTCGACCGGGGATGCTGTTGCGCGGCATTTGCAGCCCTTCGACGCACAGTCGGACGCCAACGCGAGGCAACTCACTTCGATCGCAGAACCGGGGACCGAGCGCGAACTGAGGGTCCCGGTGTCCTCGGTCCCGGCCGCAGGCACTCGTGCTTACTCGCCGACGCGCGAAGCGGCCGCCAATACCTACGTGCAAGTCGTCGACAAGCAGACCGGCGCGCGGGGCCGCATATCGTTGGCGGATTTCAACGCAGACGGCGGTCGCAAATGGATGGAGGACAAGGTCGCTCCAATCCCCGCCCTTGAAATGAATTCGGCGCAGATGGCGGTGGATGCGGTGCAAAAGAATATCTACGTCCCGCCGCCGGCCACAATCCAGGAGATGAAGACAAGCGATCTGGCGCCGCCGCGTCATTACGCTGAAGGCAATACACAGTTGGTGATGCGCACGGCCCAACTCTACAAAACCGATGATCAGACGCATGGTGACTGGGACGCTTCAGCGGCCAAAGCCACGCAGCAGCTTATTGCCGCGGGTGTGCTGATGGACCCGAAGGATGCTGCGGCCGACCGGCAGAGTTGGTTCGGACAGCCTGAAGCAACGAAGCCGCATCGCTTGCAGATGCAGGACCCGAGCGGCACCAAGACGGTAACCTATCACCTGATCGATCCGCCGCCGAAACTCGGGACGGCGGTGACGACCCCGTCGCCGGGGACGACCGCGGCCCCCGCGGCTTCCACGTCGAGCGCGCCGACATCTTCCGCGAACCTGCCCCCTTATGCGTCCCCGGCTCCGGGGACTGCCCCGGAGACCGGTGGTCTCGGGGCGACGGTGACAACCCCCGCTCCCGT